CAGAGAATGCCTAACTGCAGTATAAACGAGGAAAAGACAGGGCAATTAAGATTTGCCTAAGTATTGTTCTTTGACAATTGAATAATGACGGTATTGTGCTATTATTATAGCATGAAGGAGGACATTATATGAAAAATAAGGATGACATTATCATATTGTGTGATGAACTTGAAAATTGTAAAAAGAAATCAATATGCGATTTTAATGAAATAGTATGTGCTAAAGGAGCATTAAGAAAATATATAAATGGAGATAAAGATAGAATCTTAAAACTTAAAGTACAGCTAGATTTACATAAAAATTTTAATGAAATTACATTCTCACGATTAGCTTTTTTTATTTCTATTTTTTCATTAACAATTTCAACATTGGTAAGTGTATTTAATATAAATGATTCAATGCACATAGAAGGTTTAAATGTACAAGGACAATTAACTATAATTGCAATAGCTATATTGTTTTTTATAATAATGGTTATGGTTGAAGTTACATTGAAGTTTTATGGGGGGAATTATAGAAGAGAAAAATGGATGAAATATATAGAATCTGCGCTACAGGATATTGAAAAAGAATATTAAGCAATTGAAAGATGCCAGCCGTCATTATTTGATGGTTGGTATTTTTTATTCAAAAAGGGAATGAGAGGTGAAAGAGTGAGCAGAAGACGACATAAACACTTATGTGAATATACCTGTTGTGAGCAGTGTTCTAAGAGTGTGGCAGCAGACGGAACATATACATGTAACAATAAGACAGTTATAGAGAGCTACATGCCGGCGGAAGATTACTTCTGGTGTGATGGAGAGATGTTTATCAGGAGGGAACATGAATAAGTTACTTGGACCTATAAAGGAGCTAGACATGACTTATAAAAAGTTGTTGAAAGAAGCTAAAAAGCATATACGAACAAGAATTATTGATTACAAGCCTGCTAGTAGTATACATATAGCTGGAATAAATGATAATAGCCAGATACCAAACGCAATTATATGTTGGCTTAAAGATGGTTCACAGATAGTATATATTAGTGGCAAAATAGGAGGAAAAAATGAGACTGATTGATGCGGATAAACTGAATTTTTCGGAACAGCATTACAATAAAAGCCAGATGAAAGCGATTCTTGATTTTATTGATAATCAGTCAACCGCTTATGATGTGAACAAGGTTGTTGAACAGTTGGAAAAATTAAAAAGCCAAGTCCCGGTAAACAGAATCCTTGATAACATTATAAAAGATAAGCCGAAAGAATTAGGTCAGTTGATTGCTTATAATAAAGCAATTGAGATAGTAAAGGCAGGTGAGAGAGGAAATGTTAATACCGAAAGTAAAAGCTAAAGAATTTGAAAAATTTGGCTTTAAGAAGTGTAAGGGTGAATATGGAAAGCATGGTTGTTATTATCTTTGTGTTGCAAGAGGTGCAAAAATGATTTTTGTGAGTGATGTACACTTTGATGTTATGAATTGGAAAAATGACGATCCAAGAATACACAAAAACGCAAATTGTAGATATAGAGACTACAGGACATACCTTGATATTATTTATGAATTAATCAAGGCTGATATGCTTGGAAGGGAAGGTGATTCATAATGCTAACATTGCCAATTCAGAAGAAATGGTTTGATATGATTCTTTCAGGAGAGAAGAAAGAAGAGTATCGAGACATAAAAGAATATTATGAAACAAGATTCCGGAATCTGTTCGGAGCAATAACTATATATCCATCAAGTATCTTTTCAGATAGAAGCAAATATGAACTGTTGCAAGGAGAGGCAGTACCAGAGGAGATAAGAAAAGACAGGGTTCAGGAGATTATTTTCCGTAATGGATATAGCAAGGATTCTAAAGCAATAAAAGCAAGATGTAGATTAAGGATTGGAAAAGGTAGACCAGAGTGGGGAGCTGAACCAGATAAGCAGTATTATATTTTGGAAATCTTGGATAAGGAAAAACTGGCAGCAGATATGTAAGAGAGGGGGTGTATGTATGTCAAGGTTATACTGGTACGGACATGTTAAGAAGATGTGCGGAAGATATGCGGATACAGAGAGTAGTAATCTTCAGGAGCTTATGTATGAATCGGCTATAACAGAGACGATAGACGAGTTCATGAAGCAGGAGAACGGAGAAATCAAGCTGGAAGTTGTTAAGATGGTGCTTTTAGATAGGACAGAGACAGTGATCGGAGCTGCACATAAGGTCAATTATTCGGCTGACACGATTTATCCGTGGATAAGCGAATTTGTCAAAAAGGTTGGAAAAAGAGTCGGATTTTAACATACATACATTCAACTTCACGAAACAGACACACAATAATATGCAAAAATCAAGTTATCCAATAACAGGGTGGCTTGATTTTTTTTATTGAGGCGGGACCTCTATAAAGAAACTTAGAGGTGGAATTATGGCAAAAGGCAAATACGAGGAATGGCTGACGGAGGAGAAGCTGACTCTTCTTAGCGGCTGGGCAAGGGACGGTCTGACAGATGAGCAGATAGCCCATAACATGGGAATTTCACGCAGTACATTAAATGAGTGGAAGAAAAAGTATTCGGACATTTCGGACACCTTAAAAAGGAACAAAGAAATCGTTGATATACAGGTGGAAAATGCACTGTTAAGAAGGGCATTAGGCTACAAGTACAAGGAAACAACAAGGGAGAGAATAATTGATACAGGACAAAAGAAAAGACATGGTGGTGAGAGTGAGTTAACTGAAGATATTGGAAAAATGGTTATCACTAAGGAAGTCATAAAAGAGGTTGTTCCAGACACAACCGCCCAGATATTCTGGCTTAAAAACCGCCGTCCTGACAAGTGGCGAGATAGGCCTGTACCTGTCAATGAAGAGGTTTATGAAGATGATGGATTATTGGCTGCACTGGATGCTCAGATAGATGACTTGGAAGATGACAGCTACATGCTGGAGGATGAGAATGAAGATAGCTGAATTTAAGTGGGGCAGATTGTCACAAAAACAGAAGATGGTCCTGACGTGGTGGAGACCCAAGAGCAGATATGCAGGATATGAGGGCATTATAGCAGATGGTTCTATCCGTTCTGGCAAAAGTGTCAGCATGGGTTTTTCATTTGTAATATGGGCTATGAGCATGTTCGATAGACAGAATTTCGGCATGTGCGGAAAGACAATAGAGTCTTTCAGGAGGAATGTGCTTGCCACTTTAAAGAAACAGTTGCGTGCAAGAGGGTATTCGGTAACTGAGCGCAAGAGCGAAAATCTAGTTGTTATATCCAAAGGCAGTAAAGCGAATATGTTCTACATATTTGGTGGTAAAGATGAGCGTTCGCAGGACTTGATACAGGGTATAACTCTTGCAGGGCTTTTCTGTGATGAGGTTGCCTTGATGCCGGAATCATTTGTCAATCAGGCAACTGCCAGATGTTCCGTTGAAGGTTCAAAGTGGTGGTTTAACTGCAATCCGCAAGGACCGCATCACTGGTTTAAACAGCATTGGATTAATAAGTGCAGGGAAAAGAAGCTTGTGTATCTGCATTTCACAATGGCAGACAACCTGACACTCAGCGAGGCAATTAAAACCAGGTATTCAAAGCAATATGCCGGAGTGTTCTTCAAGCGGTACATATTAGGGCTGTGGGTAGTTGCAGAAGGCATCATATACGACATGTTTGACAGGAAAAAGCATGTCATCAGGATACCGTCGGAACAGCTTGAACAGGAATTCTTCATATCAAGCGACTTCGGTATACAGAACGCTAATGTATGGCTTAAATGGCACAGGATAAAAGATACGAACAGATGGCATGAAGTGGCAGAGTCAGTATATTCAGGAAGAGATGAAAAGAGACAGAAGACAGTCAAGGAGCTTGCAGATGCCCTGGATGAGCTGTGTGGTAATAGAAAGCCTAAAGCAGTTATTATTGACCCATCGGCAGCAGCTATGAAAGCAGAGCTGAAAAGACGTGGGTACAAGGTACTGTCGGCGGACAATGATGTTGTAGATGGGATAAGTGATGTGCAGACAATGCTGTCAGAAGGACGTTTGTCAATAGATTCATCATGCAAGCACACAAAGACAGAGTATGAGTCATATGCATGGGATTCCAAGGCAGCAGACAGAGGAGAGGACAAGCCGTTAAAGGTATCAGACCATTGTATGGATGCAACGAGATATTTTGTCAGAACAATGAGGCTGGTTAAAAGAGATAAGACACAGAAACAGCAGGAAGATGGATTATTTATGTTGTAGGAGGGTAGAGATGAAGACGTATCAGGATTTATTAAACGCAGGACAGGATGACAGGAGTAAAGCCCTGTTTTGCAGAGAGGCAATCAATGAATTTAAGGGCAGCAGGGATTATAATGAGGCTGTTGTCGGTGAAGCGTATTATAACAAGCATAATTTGACGATTGAGCGTTTCCAGAAGTTCTTGTACACAGTAACAGGAAGACAGATACCAGATCTTATATCAGCGAATTATAAGCTTAAAACAACATTTTTTAGAAGGTTCGTCCAGCAGCAGGTTCAGTATGTACTTGGCAACGGAACAATTCTTCAAAATGCAAACAACAAGGATAAGCTGGGAAAAGATTTTGATTTTAAGCTGATTACGGCGGCGAAAAGAGCTATGGCAGGAGGCAGGGCATTTGGATTCTGGAATGTAGACCATCTTGAAGTGTTCGGGTTTGCTGACACGCCAGCAGAACCGGGATTCTGTCCGCTGTATTCGGAAGAGAACAGCAAGCTTATGGCAGGGGTACGCTTCTGGCATAAGAAGATCAAAAATAACATACTCTACATGATGACTTTGTATGAAGAGGATGGATACACAGAGTATCGTCAGAACGAAAATAGTGAGCCTGAGGTTGTACAGGCTAAAAGAGCATATAAGATTAACAGGATATCCACTAAAGCAGATGGGATTCTGGAAGAGATAGGCGAGAATTATACAAGTCTGCCTATCGTCTGCTTGTACGCTAATGACAGCCACGAAAGCGAGCTTGTAGGACACAGAGAGGCTATTGACTGTTACGACTTGGTTAAGTCTGGATTTGCCAACAATATAGATGATTTAGATGGTTTGTACTGGATTGTACAGAATGCAGGTGGAATGGATGACACTGACCTTGCAAGATTTATCCAGAGGCTTAAGACTACTCATACTGCAAGCACAGATGGTGATGATGGAGTGACAGCGACACCACATGAAGCAAATATACCTACAGAAGCAAGAAAGACTATGCTTGACCTTTTGAGAAGCGATTTGTATGAGGACTTCCAGTCGGTTGATATCAAGGCACTGTCGGCAGCAGCCAAGACAACACAGGAGATAAAGGCAGCATTTCAGGCTATGGATAATAAATGCGCCGATTTTGAGTATTTCATAATTGATTTTGTTCAAAAAATCCTAGAATTGGCACAGATTGATGATAAGCCAAGCTATGTCTGGAACAGGATGATTAATCAGACCGAACAGACACAGATGATATTGTCAGCCGCCAACTATCTGACAGACGACATGCTTATTAAAAAACTGCCATTCCTTACACCAGAGGAAGCGGATGAGGTTATTAAGGGCAGAAAAGAGATGGAAGTAAGCCAGTTTGAAGATGATAATGCGGATGAAGATTTACAGGATAGCACTGTGGCTGTGTAGAATGACGATACAGGACTGAAAGACAATAAGGAGTAAAATTGTATGGGGTATGCAGAGGATAAGACAGAAGAGGAGCTTATAGGGCTTGAAAGGGCTATCACAAGAGAATACAGACAGGCTTATAAAAGCGTTCAGATGAAAGCAGCCAAGTATTTTGGAATATTCGAGGAACGTGATAAGAAGATGCGTGAAGCCTTAAAAGATGGTACATATCCTAAGCTTGAAGGTGCATCTGCATGGATGACACCTGAAGAACATTATAAGCAGTGGAGACTTGCACAGATAGGACGTGGCAAGCGTTGGGAAGCTGTGCGTGATGACCTTGCAGACAGCATAACCAAAGCTAATGAGATGGCTGCCAACATAGTTAATAAAAAGACTGCTGGAATATTCGGGTTTAACTATAATTTCTCTGCATACGAGATAGAAAAGAAGGTTGGTAAGGGTGTGGCGTTTAATATATACAATGAGCATGCAGTCAAGGAGCTTCTGGAAGGTAAAAATCACACTGAGTTCAGAGTATTGCATGTTAACCGCAAGCGTGATTATGCATGGAATCAGAAGAAGGTCCAGGCAGCCCTTACAAGTGGAATATTGCAGGGACAGAGTGTGCCAGAACTTACGGATGCGTTTCTTGGCGTTATGGGAAGTAACAGGAAGGCTGCTATAAGAAATGCACGTACAGCAGTTACAAGCGCACAGAACGCAGGTGCGATTGAACCATGCAAAAAGCTTCAGGAGATGGGAATTGAGGTGTTGCTGCAATGGCGTTCTGCTCATGATGGCAGGGTAAGAGATTCACACGCTCATCTTGATGGAATAAGGATTAAGCCAGGCGAGACATTCCCAAATGGCTGCCGCTATCCAGGAGACCCACAAGGAAGAGGCGGTGAAGTCTATAATTGCCGATGTACGCTTATCAAGATACTGCCTAAGTATAATGGGGATACTATAGAGAGTAAGAACACAGAAGCGGATTATAAGGCATGGCTGGAAGGAAAGAAAGATGAATGGTCAAAGTCAATGGCTGATGGTGACAAGATTGGTTTGCGAGAAATCAAACCTGATGATACAATGAAGGTGCAAGATAAGATTTCAGAAATCAATAACAAAATTGATGATTTGAAACATCAGTTTAGTGATGCAACAGAAGGTTATTCATATGATGATTGGTTTAGTGAATTTGATTCAATAGAAGATGGTTTTGGTGATGTTGCAGAAGATGATGAATCATTCATTAAACTTAGTACACTCGACCAAGAAATAACAGATGCTACAAAACAAAAGTCAAGTTTGTTAGCACAAAAGGAAAAGCGTGGTCAATTAGACACTGGTTATAGTGGGAAAATTCCTGATGAAGAACTTGATAAATATAACGCAAAGGCATTTGAACAAATCAAGTTAGACACTGCATATTCAGGTGAAAAAGCAGAAGAATTTCATGATGCCTTGAAAGAATACTTTGGTGGTGATTATGATACAATTATTTCAGGTGAAACAAAGATTGCAAAAATAATTCGTGATGGTCTTGATAGGATGCCGACCTATGATGGTTCAGTTTATAGGGGGTTATGTTTTTCTGATACTTCTGATAGTACTATAACACAGTTTATCAACTTGAAACCGGGTGATAAAGTACCTTCAAAGGGAATCTTATCTAGTTGGTCAAGTAATGAAAGAGTTGCAGAAGCATTTGGCGCTGCATCAACGCAAAGTGCAGAATCAAGTACTGTTATACTTGAATGTGTGGATAACAAAACAGGAGTTGGTGTTCAGCATCTTTCAAAATTTGGTGATAGAGAAGCAGAAGTGTTATCCAGTGCCAATTATGAAGTTCTTGAGGTCGTGACAGAAAGCAAATATGATTATGTTTCAAGAAGAAAAGATTTATTGTATTTCCCTGATGATTTAACCACACTGGAATCCGAATTGAAAAAGCAAGTGGTGTGTGTAATAAAAGTGAAAGAGGTGTAGCCTATGTTGGAACGCAATAAAAAGAATGATGGATTAGTTCGTCAATATAGAGAGCTTCAGAAAAAGGCAAAAAATGCAGCTAATAAAACAGAAAAAGAACATTATGAAAAATTAGCAGAAGAAAAACTTGATGAAATGTTCGTCGCAGAATTTGGTGATAGGAATTTCAAGAGATTTAATCGGCCTTAAGGGGGCAAGTGGTATGCAAGGTGAAAGTAAAAGAGATTCACTAATTAAAGAATACAGGGAACTGTTGAAAAAAGGCACGCGAAAGTACCAGTGAAACAGAAAAAGATGCATTATATAAAAAGGCATCTGCAAAGCATGATGAAATACTTATGAATGAAATGGGAAGGGATAAAAATTTCAAAAGATTTTGGTATTGAAAGTACCGTCATTTTATGGTGCTTTTTAGTACCCTAGATAGAGGTGGTAATTATAGCAGGATTCATAAGCAGAAAGAAAGAATTTCAAGCGGCAGCAGAGGAGCAGGTTATAAAAGCACTTGAATTATGTGGGATTGTGGCAGAAGGGTATGCTAAAGATAAATGTCCGGTTGATACTGGCAATCTGAGAAACAGCATCAGTTATAAGGTGCAGTCAGATGAAAAGGCGGTATATGTAGGCACTAATGTAGAATATGCTCCATATGTTGAACTTGGTACAGGTTCGTTTTATCAGGGCGGTACTCCGGGTATATCAGGTCAAAAGGCACAGCCATATTTAAAACCGGCAGTTGCAGAACATGCGGACGAATACAAACGAATAATCAAAGATGTGTTAAAGGGATAGCAATATGCTATCTCTTATTTTTTTGCTTCAGGGGACATGTTCACGAAACATGCCCCTTTTCTTGTGCTATTTATTAATTAAATCTAATCACGAGGAACTGTGAACGAAGAAAAGGAGATTTTAAGCATGTTAACAAGATCAATGTTAAAGGGTATGGGATTGACTGACGAACAGGTGTCAGCGATTATCGAAGCCCACACAGAGACAACAGACGCTCTCAAAGAATCGAGAGATAAGTACAAGGAGGATGCTGAAAAGCTCCCTGAGGTCCAGAAGGAGTTGGACAAATTAAAAGCCAATCCATCAGAAGCAGATGATTGGAAAGGCAAGTATGAAACAGAACACAAGGCATTTGAGGACTATAAGAAGGATTTAGCGGCAGCAGATGCAAAGAAAAGCAAGCAGGACGCTTACAGAGCACTCTTGAAAGAAATCGGGGTGTCTGAGAATCGAATTGATTCCATCTTAAAGATTACAAATGTTGATGAGTTCAAGATTAAGGATGGCAAATTTGAGGAATCAGACAAGATGAAGGAAGCTGCCAAGAATGAGTGGAAGGATTTCATCACAAGCCAGCAGACACAGGGAGCGGATACAAAGACACCGCCTCAGAATGATGATGGTGGTTCTGATTACGAAAAAATGTCAATGGCTGATTATGCAAAAGCCAGAGAAGGAAAGTGAGGATAAAGAATGGCAAACACAGTATTAACACCTAATATCATTGCCAAGGAAGCACTCTACCAGTTTAGGAAGAATGCAGTCATGGCAAACCTGGTACACAGAGATTATTCAAAGGAGTTCGTCAAGGGAGTGGGCGACACAATCACAATCAGGAAACCTGCTACATTTGAGGCAAAGGAATTTGAAAGTCAGATTGAGCTTCAGGATGCAACAGAAACTCCGGTTGAAATCAAGATGGATAAGCACCTTGATGTTTCGTTCGCTGTTACATCAAAGGAGCTTGCTCTTGATATTGCAGACTTCTCAGATGAGTTTATCATCCCGGCAATGAAAGCATTTGCAGACAAGGTTGATAAGTACCTTATCGGGCTTCAGGCGAGTGTTACCAACAGAGTGAATACATCTGGTTCAAGAGCAGATATTGTGGAGGCAAGAAAGTATCTTACAACTAATGCGGTACCTCTGACCAACAGAAACTATGTGTACAACGCAGATGTAGAGGCGGAGCTGTTATTGACGGATCTGTTCACGAATGCATCACAGGTAGGTGATAATGGTACAGCTCTCAGAGAGGCTTCACTTGGTAGAAAATTTGGCATGGACTTCTATGTTGACCAGAATATTGGAACTGCATCAGCAACAAGCGATCCGCTTGCTTTAGCGTTCCACAAGAATGCATTTGCACTTGTAACACGTCCGCTCGAGATTCCAAGCGAAAAGGCTGACGGATATATCGAAAACTATGATGGTTTTGGAATCCGTGTTATGCAGGGTTATGACATAAATACAAAGAAGCAGATCATGTCTCTTGACATGCTTTGCGGTGTCAAACTGCTTGATTCGAACCTTGCGGCAGTAGTACAGAAAGCGTGATGCGTATGAGAACAATAGTAGAACGTGCTGGAGTGAAGATGGCGTGTACAAGTGAAGAGCAGTTAAAGCTCTTCCTTGCCGCCGGATATGAAATGCCAAGGCCTGTTGAGCCTATAGATGAGAATTTGACTGAGATTCCATCAGATGAAGAATCAGATGATGTTTTGTCAGATGTCGAAGTTGCACCGGCGCAACAGGAGGATAAACCTAAGCGCAGTAAGAAGAGTAATTAAGATGGAGGTTTGGGATGCTGTACGAAGTGATGAGGCAAATACATAATTTTTTTCCTACAGATAAATGTGAGGAAGGTACGTTTACCATCACAGATGGTGTCCTGAACCTGCCATTTGTCAAGGATGGACAGTATGTCTATATCGAAGGCTCTACTATGAATGATGGAGTGTATCAATATCCGTTATCGGGGCTTGATGACGAGGCCTTTAAGGGCTTCATAACCATAATTAATCCTCCGAAAGCATTTCTCAGCCTTGTGAGCGAAATTGAACGCTATGAGGCTGAGAACATAGCTAGTCCGTATCAGAGTGAATCATTTGGTGGGTACTCATACACAAGAGTCACTAATGAAGATGGCAACATAGCAGGATGGCAGGATGTTTTTAAAGCAAAACTGAATGTATGGAGGAAGATATGAGGTTATATGAGCAGATGATGACTCCGTGTGTGCGCATGGAGTGTGTACGTACAGATGATGGAGAAGGTGGATATAAGACAGAATGGAAAGATGGAGAAGCTTTTCAGGCGGCAATAGTCAGAGATACCTCGACAGCGGCAAAGACAGCTGAAAAAGAGGGAGTAACAAGCGTATATACCGTAACGACATATAAAGATGAGCAGCTGGGATTTCATGATGTGATTAAGTGCATGTCAGACGGGAGGATATTCAGAGTTACGTCTGACAAGGGCGATAAGGTAAGCCCGAAGGTCTCAACACTTAATATGTCGCAGGTATCAGCGGAGAAATGGGAGTTGACAACATGACGAAAGAAACGGCACTTAACAGGTTCTTCAATAAGCTCATGAGAGCATATCCTGATACGGCGGTTCCTGACGATGCGGAATTTCCGTATCTTACATATTCAGTAGAAGACGGCTGCTTTGACGACATCACGTCAATGACGGTGCAGATGTGGTTTAAGACAGAGTCGGAGGCAGAACCGAACGCAAAGGCAAGAGAGCTTAAAGAAATGTTAAAAAGAGGTGGCTCGAACATAGTGTTCGATAATGGTTCAATATGGCTTCAATGCGGTTCGCCGTGGTGCGTAAATGCAGAGGCAGACACGGATAAGACAATTAAACTGAGACAGATAAACATTAATATGGTCCACCATGATTCATAGGCGGGCGGAAAGGAAAAAAGATGAAATTCACAAAAATTCCGGAGGATACATTTAAAAAGCTTCAGATGAATGCAGGTATCCTCACAGATACATTTACTCCGTCAACAGGTGTAATAGGAAATCTTCTCGGAGCTACAACAGGCGGTAATTCATTCGCTGCAACACCTGAATACGAGGACTTCGGAGAGGATATAGATAACTGCCCGAAGAACACGAAAGAGCTTAAGAAGCTGAAATCATGGGAAATCAAGCTTACAGGCACATATCTGACGGTTACGGCGGTAAGTGCAAAGAGCCTGGCAGGTGCAGCGGACATAGATACGGAAGATACAACGCATGTAGTTCCAAGAAATGAACTGCAGGATTCTGACTTTGAAGACATATGGTGGATTGGAGATTATTCGGAGCTTAACGGAGACAGTAACGGCGGCTTCTGTGCAATCCACCTTATGAGCGCATTGTCAACAGGTGGCTTCCAGGTCAAGTCAACGGATAAGGGAAAGGGACAATTTGCATATGAATACACGGCGCATTATTCAATATCAACGCCTGATAAAGTGCCTTTTGAGATATATGTTAAAGAAGGTTCTGAGGAGACTTCATCTGTGACAGACAAAACGGCAGCATCAGAAACAAGAACAACGGAGGAATAATGAATGAAGATTACGGATTTTAAGGGAGAAGAAGCGCTTGATCTGCTTGTTAACATAATGGAGCCGGTCACGATTATATTTGCGGACAAGGCTGTAAGAGATGCATATAAGAGCCAGCCGAAGCTTCAACTTGTAAAGACTGTCGTAAAAAGTCATATGGCAGAAGTGCTTGAGATAATGGCGATGCTTAACGGAATGTCAGCTGACGAATACAAGGCGGCAATAACTATTCCCGGTCTTATAAGACAGGTGCTTGAGCTGATTAATGATAAGGAACTGCAGAGTTTTTTAGAATCGCAGGCAGCAGAAACGGAATCGACTGCTTCTGGCTTGCCTACGGAGAATACAACGGTCGAAAAGACATCAAGAGATTCTTAAGGTATGTAAAGGCAAGGTACAATGCCATAGATGAAGAATATGCTTATCAGGTGTATGTAACGGATGCTTTGTATTATTCAGGGCGCAGTATGTGTCTTGGAACAAGGTTTATTGACCTGTTCAGGCAGGAGCCGGCTGATAACAGAAGCGGTGATGAAGTGGCAAGGGATGTTATGGAAAGGCTGGGACTGAAATATGAATGTATTTGAATTATGCGCATCCCTTAGTCTCGATAAAAACAGCTATGACAAGGGACTTGATGATTCAGAGAAAAGCGGAAAAACATGGGTAAACAAGATGGAGTCCACATTCAGGAAGACTGCCGATGTGGGAGCCAAGACACTTAAGGCGGCTGCGCAGATCGGAGCAGCTGCAATCGGAGCAGCTTCTGCCGGTGTTGTTGCGCTTACGAAAAATGCAGTTGAAAGCTATGCGGAGTATGAGCAGCTTGTCGGCGGCGTGGAGACTCTTTTTAAGGACAGCGCCGATGCGGTAATGGCATATGCAGACAATGCGTTTGAGACAGCCGGAATGTCTGCCAATGAGTACATGGACACTGTAACCAGCTTCTCGGCATCGCTTCTGCAGGGACTTGACGGAGATACGGCGGCAGCGGCAGAAGTAGCCAATCAGGCAATAACCGATATGTCGGATAATGCCAATAAGATGGGTACGTCAATGGAGTCCATACAGAATGCATACCAGGGCTTTGCCAAGCAGAATTATACGATGCTTGACAACTTAAAGCTTGGGTATGGCGGAACGGCTTCGGAGATGGCAAGACTTGTCAATGAATCCGGCGTACTTGGCGACAGCATGACAGTAAGCGCAGAATCAATCAATGAAGTGTCATTTGACAAGATAATTGAGGCGATACACGTTGTCCAGGACAATATGGGTATAACAGGAACTACAGCAGCAGAAGCAGCATCTACTATATCAGGTTCGTTATCCATGGCGAAATCGGCGTGGGAGAATCTTATAACAGGAATAGCTGATGAGAATGCTGATTTTGACACGCTTATAGACAACTTTGTAAACAGCGTATCGACTGCCGCAGATAATGTGATTCCAAGAGTTGAACAGGCGATAACAGGAGTGGGACAGCTTGTGGAAAGCCTCTTGCCGGTAATAGTTGAACAGATACCGGTAATAATTGACTCGGTTCTGCCGGAACTAGTTAATTCGGGAATCAATATGGTTAATACTCTGCTTCAGGGGATATCCGACAATACAGAGGCAATAGTAACAGGAGCACTCAACATAGTTGAAACGCTTATAAACAGTATTATTGAGATGCTTCCGCAGATTATAGAGACAGGCATTAATATAATAGTGCAGTTGGCATATGGATTATCAGAATCACTTCCGACACTCATACCTACCATGGTTGAGGCTGTCCTGACTATAGTAATGGGACTTCTTGACAATATAGACATGGTGATTGATGCTGCATTGCAGCTTATAGTCGGACTTTCCGAGGGACTTATCAACGCATTGCCGATTCTGATTGAAAAAGCGCCGGTTATAATCAGCAAATTGGTTACGGGACTGCTGCAAAGCATACCCGAACTTGTAGGAGCGGCAGCAGAACTTGTCGCAGGGCTGGCAGGAGGATTAATCAGTTCAATTCCGAGCCTTCTTGTTGCGGTAGTTGAATTGGCTATGTCCATACCTAAAGCAATAGGTGACTTTGTATCAAGCCTTGAAGATATCGGCGGCAATCTTGTATCAGGTCTTTGGGAAGGCATAAAGAATTCATGGGGAAATCTTGTAGACAATGTTAAGAGCCTCGGCTCAAAGCTTGTAGGAGGAATAAAGGATATATTCGGCATACATTCGCCGTCAAAGGTATTTGCTCAGATAGGTGATTACTGTGTGCAGGGCTTTGACGAGGGCATGAAGGATCTTGCTGACGGTTCGGCAGTCAGAGACGGAATCAACGGAGCGCTTGATGCGATAGACGAGATAGACGGAAAAACCGTAAGCATTAATGCAAACGCCTCTCCGTATGAGGTAACAGGTGGAGGAGTAATGCAGACTATTCTTGATAAACTCACGGCGTTTGTGGATAACATGACGAATAACAGCGGATATAATGCACAGCTTGCAGGAGATATAACTATACCTGTGTATATCGGAACAGAGCTTATAGACACAATGGTTGTAAATGCCAATCAAAGGCTTAACTACAGAAGCGGAGGAAGATAATGTCAGACATTTTTTTGAAAATAAATGATACGGAACTTCCGATTCCCGGGAGCTGGAGTTCATCTTACGAAACAATTGAGACGATTAACACGTCAGAAGCAGGAACAGATCTTGTGTCAGTGACAAGGCTTGACAAGATAAATGCGAGCGCAACATTTAATGTCATGTCGGATATGAAGGAAACGTTGAAAGCATACAGTCAGAAGCTGAGCGTTACGGTGACGATAAGCGGAACAAAGCATACATGCAGGATAAGGAACTACAAAGAAACTCTTGTGAAAGACAGCTATACATTAGCAGTCACACAGGGGATATGGAGCGTATCGTTTGATATCACGGAGATATAGGAGGCAGTATGTATCAGGTAAGCGATGCTTATAAAGCTGCCTCAAAGCAGCCGGTGCAGGAATATGACATAAAGGGAACAATAGGAGAAGTCAGCTTTACGGCAGACAATATTCTTGAAGGCTCCTTCTCGATATCTAATCAGTGCACGCAAAGCAATAATCTGGCAATATCGTCAGTCTACATAGGACAGCTTCAATGTACATTTATCGGGCTTGACATAGACAGAGACAAATACAAGGGAATGGTGATAACTCCCTGGTTCGGGCTGAAGCTGGCAAGAGGAGAATATGAGTATATTCCTCTTGGGGTATTTGAGATAAAGAAAGCTAAAGTCAATGCAAAAGGCGTGACCGTCACTGCGTACGATAACATGAATAAGTTTTCAAGATCGTGCACGATAACCAATACAAGCGGGCAGCCGTATGACATGCTGCTTTTTGCGTGTAAAGCATGTGATGTTGAGTTGGGGAACAGCCGGGAAGAAATAGAAGCGCTTGCAAACGGAACGGAGACACTTATTCTTCAAAGCATGGGAGATATTGAGACATGGCAGGATTATATATACTGGCTGGCGCAATGCCTTGGCGCGTTCTGCACTATGGACAGATCCGGCAGATTAATATGCGTGTCATATGGTTCAGATATTGCGGATACGCTTGAAGCCTCAAAGAGGTTTGAAGGAGCAGAGTTCAGCACATACGAGACGAGATACACGGGACTGTCAGTTATCAATATAAGCGATAATACAACCTCTTATTACGGAATGGAGACAGATGACGGCTTGACTATGAATCTTGGTTCTAATCCGTTTCTGCAGCTTACATCTTCGGAAAATGCGGAGACACAGCGTAAGAATGTCCTTAACAGCCTTGCTGACATAGCGTATGTGCCGTTTACGGTAACATGTCTGGGAAATCCTGCGTATGACCTTGGTGATGTACTGATGTTCACAGGAGGCATAGGAGACGAGAAAAAGCACTGTATGATGAGCTATACATTCATATACAACAAGAGCTTTAAAATGCAAGGCTGGGGAGAAGATCCTGCTCTTGTGACAGGCAACAGCAAGACAGACAAGAATCTGAGCGGTCTTCTATCCAAGATAAATGATGAGGAAACACTGGCATATTATACATACACGAACACAGCGGCATATCATGTGGCAGCAGGCTCAAAAGCTAAAATCATTGACATAATATATGCGACAACGAAATCTAACTGGATAGAATTTCATGGGGAAGTGAGATGTACTGTTACGGTTGCCAAAAGCACAGACACAACTTCGGAAAGTACGACCACATATTGTTCGGCCAAAGCATCATATACGAACAACAGCAACGATATGAAGATATATCCGGAAGAAACATGGTCGGACGGAAGGCATATACTTCCGCTGATGCAGATATTAAGTTCTTCAGCCAACTCCCTCAATACATTTGAGGTGTGGCTTGAGGCGGCGGGAGGAGATATAGATATTCCGGCAGGTGATATAACGGCATATCTTTCAGGTACAGGCATGGCGGGCGATAAGGCGTTTGACGGAATTATAAGAATCTCCGAAGAATATACACCGATAACCCTTAATCCTGTAAGCGTAGTAAGCATGAATGACAGAGTAGAAGTGACATTTCCTGACAGCAACGACAGCACGATTACAGAAGAATTTACGGCTATATCACTTGGCAATATTGTAACATTTGACACGACAGGATTAACAGAAACCGTCAGCTTCCCGATTGTGGTTGATAATTACACATTTGAGACGGCGAGTGCAGACGAATACACATACAATACAGGTTATGTTCTAACCGATACGGCATTTACGCTGAAGACAGAATATGCTTACGAGAGTACAGATGGGACAATAGACAGCGGACTTATGAAGTCGGTAACTATAGACAAGAGTACATATTCAAATGTGACAGGAATTGAGGTGAAGTAACAGTGTATTTCAAATGGAGTATTGGCAAGTTAAGAAGCTCGACATCTACATTGCAGGCGGCAGAATTTTATTTTTATGACAGTGAGCAAAATAAGATAGCCTGGGTAAACGCCTCGATTACAACGGACAAAGCAGGAGTATCTTCAGGGGAAAGCATTGGTAAACTTATAGACGGCAGTAAGTCAACAAAATACTGCACGACACAATATAGCGGCGGACCGTGCAACATTGTAATAACTGTAGATGATTCAATGAAATATCCTGCGTATTACTCGTATGTAACTGCAAACGATTCATCGGAGCGAGACCCTGTAAGCTGGACACTATATGCCTCAAAAGATGGCGAGACATGGACACAGGTTGATACACAGTCGAATGTGACTATTCCGTCAAGCAGATATACTGAAACAGATAAATGGAGCGTATTGCCGTTGCAAGAGGAAAGATATCTTTTGCAAAATGGTGACATTTATTACACGATAACAAAAGACAAAGACTATAAGCCTTTAGCATTGGAAGTCACAGAATTGACTTCACAAGTATTTCTGGACAGCGGCTTTGAAGATTCCACAGTGATTACGCCGAGCCTTGTAAGCACATTTGCGGATTTTAAGATCCTAAAATGGACGGACGGAGACAAGCTGTCTCTTTCCGCAGCTCTTACAGCCGTGCCATTGCCGCAGACAATAATATCAAACGCAATCGACCTTACTGACGAAACCATCACAGGCATAGAAGCCGTGACAGCGGAATACGAGGGTACGCCTGTAGTGGCTATATCATTTGACGACAAGGCAACATGGCAGATGTATGACGGTACGCAGTGGGTCAGCATTGACAAGGAGACATCAGGAATGCAGATGGAAACTCTGATGGCTATAACCACAGAACAATGGGCGGCGAAGATATCAGGATTAAGCGCAATATATCTGCGAACAACATTGTCAGCCGCAGAAGACAAGATAACAAGCGTAGAATTTAATTTCACAAATTAAGGAGGCAAATATGGCGAAATTAAAAGGACACACAGAGATAATACTTACAGATGTCAACACTGGCAAAGTCACCAGACAAGAGGGCGACAATATGTTTACGAATGCAATTCAGAAAATACTTACGCCTATAACTGCATGGGATGGCAATTCGTACTCGTCATACTTACTTCCTTTGCAAGAAAAAGGGCTTGCAGGCTTGTTGCTTTTTCAAAATTCACTGCCAGAAGATGCAAATAACTATTTTATGCCAGCACCTGATGTAAATCCCGTAACCGGATATGCAGGAAACAATGCATATACAGGGACAAACACACAAAGAGGAAGCATGAATACAGCTGAATGTGAAGAATTGGACAACGGATATAAATTCGTGTGGGATTTCACGACAGCACAGGCAAACGGAACTATATCAGCTATATCATTGACAAATTATTATATCGCAACTACTGGAGTACATGGAGAGTATTGGTGGGATAAATCTCCGAATACCTACGGCACAGATTTTGAATTTAATATAACAAACTGTAGCTACATTGAAATAACAGATGATGATATATTAAAGTTCGTTTGTTACAACAATAATACAATTACTTATTATGAGATACAGTTATATTTCAGAAAATATAATTTGAATACAGATAAAAATACATGCAAGATAATTAAAAGTCAGGAGTTGAGCATTGAGTGGGGCGGAACTATACAAAGTTATTCAAAGTCATGGATTCAATTTGCGATGGGTGAAGATGGGTATATATACGGATTGGCAAGTGTAGCTAAGTCAGTAGACAAATTGATTCGATTAGATGCCTCTACACTCGAACAAGATACATCTTATGGAGCAAAAACTATAAGCGGATATGGAGGTTACGAATCCTATAACCATATGGATAAAAGTAACATGGTTATATTAAATGGTTACATTTACTATATTTACAGTGACGCTAACAAGCTAGTCAAATTAAATGTAAATGATATTACAGATGTAACAGAAGTAAGCGCTCAATTAAGCTATTCAAATAGACCATTTATATTTGTAAACAATAATCATGTTACAGTCTCTCAAGACAATTCATCAAATGGCTCATTTGATACAGCACTTAATAAATACTCTTGGACAAGTAAAAACTATGTATCTTATACATTAGGCATATTATCAAATGCCGAATATGTAATTACTATTTCATACCAAAGTGATTCTTATAAACAATTAAGGTGTGGAATAATGCCGCACGAACAATATCTAGCCACCATCAACAACATAACCCCGGTAACCAAGACAGCGGCGCAGACAATGAAAATAATTTACACAATAACAGAAGCAAAATAAGCATAAGTTGCACCGGTGCAACGGAAAGGAAAGATATGGAAAAATTAAAAGTGATTGTAACAGCAGTGTGGAGCATTATATTAAGTGCTCTGGGAATCTTAGCAATTCCAGTATTATTACTGGTAACATGTAATTTAATAGATTATTTAACAGGCCTTGCAGCTTCTAAACTTAGAAACCAGAAGATTGATAGCTACAAGGGGATTAAGGGAATTGCAAAGAAAATATGTATGTGGCTTTTGGTAGGAGTCGGCGTGATTGTAGACCAGCTCCTTTCTTATTCTGCAGGAGTTGTAGGAATAACATTGCCATTTACATTTTTAGTGGCTTGTGTTGTAGCAATATGGCTGATTTGCAACGAAATTATAAGTATTTTGGAAAACATTAATGACATTGGAGTAACGCTTCCACCATTTTTACAGCCAATAGTGCAGAACCTTAAATCGCAGGTAGAAAAGAAAGCAGATATAGAAGAAAGAGAGGATAAGTAATATGAGAACATTTCCGATTATTAGTACAAGATATGAGCATGTAAATGATTTTATTAACACCCTTGCACCAGTTGTGTGCAATGCATGGATTAAGTACAGAAGAGAAGGAAAGAAGACAATAAGCCCAGCTGTAATTCTTGCGCAGGCTGCTAAAGAATCTGGTTGGAATTTAGGGGCTGCTTCACTGTTTGGAATTAAGGGAAGCGGTGTAGAATGCGACACAACAGAGTACATAGATGGAGAATATGTAAACATTAAAGATTCCTTTGCAAAATATCCTAATGTAATGGGTGCTGTATATGGATATCTTGATCTGATGCAGTGGAATAATTATGATGATGCAACAGCAGCAAATACAGTCGAAGGAGAGCTTTATGGGCTTACAAATGCTGTGAACAATACAGACAGAGATGCAGAAGGTAACTGGGTTGGATATAACTATGCAACCGCTCCGGATTACTATGAGACAACACTTGCCATTATTAATGACTTTGGTCTTAGAGTATTTAACGATTATGTATGGTCTGTTGTTAATGAAACAGATGATACAGAAGAGATAGAACAGCCTTCAGAAAAACTTGACGAGAGTGTTATTGATGCAATTTACCGTGGTGAGTACGGTGATGGAGAAGAACGCAGACAGAAGCTCGAAGCTGCAGGTTACAATTATGCAGATTATCAGGCTGCCATGGAAGCTAAGTATTATCCTAAAGATAATACACCGGCAGAAAGTGAGGAAGAGCCGGAAGAGGAAACATCACAGGAGGCAGAAGAAAGAGTGGCTGTTGTAGAACCAGGCGGAAGTTTCTGCCAGATTGCAAGAGATTACCTTGGAGATGAAGGCAGAGCAGCAGAACTTGCAGAGCATAATGGAATGACACTTGATGATATGCTTTATGCAGGTATGGAGTTAAGACTTCCCAACTAA